GTAGCATTTGAGCTATTTGCACATATAATTTGTACTGTTCCTGCTGTATTTTGTGGAGCACCATCATTTGATATTGTTGCACTAGCTAGTCCTGCTCTACCTACAGACCCTGTTATATGATAATTTGCATCTGCCATGTCACTATTAATAGATGTTGTATATGTACCTGTACCATCATCTGAATTGCTACTAACATTAAAACTATCTCTAGTAGCTATAGTTCCAGAGCCATTAAAGTTTATCCAAAACTTAGCCAACCCTTGCTGAATACTTGTCTGATTGCTACCCTCACCTCTAATAGTCATAGAGTTTGCACTTGCACTAACTACAGGTGTTGAGCCAATGGTTATGGTTGTTGCAGTGGACTTGCCTGTGATTGTGTCTAATACTACTGTACTCAATATACACTCCTATGGAATTACTTGTACTGATATTCTACTTACATCAGCTTGTGCAAATGTGTTGTCATTAATATCCCCTTGTCTTGTATCAAGATTATATTGATTACTAAGTTCTGAAGCAGTATACCCCACACCAAATAGTTGTCCTGATGTATTTAAAAGTGTATCTGTTAATCCAAGAGTAATAGAATAATCTGCATCAGGCATATTATTAGTAAACGCTGCTGTATACGCACCAGTTCCTCTATCCGTAAAACTAGAAATATTTCCACTTTCATCTATTTGTGGAGCAGAACCATCTAATGTTAAGTAAGATTTAGGTGCAAACAAATCTGTTAATGTAACAGCACCACCACCACTGCTTTGAACTGTATCTACCTTAATTGTACTCACGATACCACCAACCTTCCACCATCATTGACAGTCAATGTAATCCCACTATTTACAGTAAGTGTACCTGTTACCTGTGCATTTTCTGTGGCAAGTATTGTTATGTTTGTATCTAAGGCTTGTGCATTAGTTCTGAACATACCACCATTCTTGAAGTTACCCTTGAACTCACTTGTAGGTGTAATTGTTCCTGCAGCCAACTCAAGAAAGTACACAAAGATATTGTTTGTACCACTTGAAGGTGCAGCCGAGAATGTTAATGTTGAGCCATCAGGTACAGTGTAAGCTGCACTATCTTGGACAACACCATCAACACTCACAAGTATCTCTTGCACTGAACCTATTGTTCTTCCAAGTGCAAAGGTTGTATCAGAACCATCACCATTGAATCTTACGACTGCAGGTGGAGCTTGGAAGTTAGCAGGTACGTTGTTGCCAATGTATGCCATATTATGTTATCTCCATGATACTTAGTGTGCCACTTAGTTTATCTGCTACGGAGCAATCTACTCTTAGTAAGTCTCCTGTCTCAAGTATAACCTTACCACCTGTCAATAGTTCTAATGATGAACCTACAGGTATTGGTGCATCTTTGACTAAGAAAGATGTTCCGTTGTTTGCTGCCCTGCCACCACCTGATGTAGTAGATACAAGTTCTACTTCTGTGGTTACTTGAGATGTATTTATGTTTGTAAGTATAAGTCCAATCACTACTGTAGTTGTGCTACCCGGAACTGTATATATTGTATACGGAGAACCTGCAGCATTTGGTTCGGCAGCGAATGTGACTACTTTGAATGTATTTGCCATTTCTTTTTCCTTTTATATAATTATACTCGGTATTGCCTTATTTGTCAAGTAAAATCTGCATCAACCGAGGGCAATCGCAAGTGCTGTGGGGTCATCTGTGGTAAACCCTGCACTAGTTAAATAAGTCTTTACATCTGTTAATGCTACTTGTTTCATTGTACCTGAATCATTGGTTACAAGTCTATCTGCATCAGCTAATGTTGTAGCCGAAGCAGATGTATCACCATCCATAATATTAAGCTCTGCTGCAGTAGATGTAATAGAAGCTCCTGCTATTTGTAATGTTGTTGCATTTACTTCACCACTAGAACCATATATGACTGCTTTACTGTTTACTATTGTGCCTGCAGATGAACCATCAACTAAGTTTAACTCTGCACCTGTTGATGTTACTGATGTACTATTAATACTAAGAGCATCTGTTTCTAATGTGCCATCTATATCAGCATCGCCTGATATGTCTAAACTTGTTGCTACGACTACACCTGTAACAGTTACACCACTAGAAGTTGTTTCAATCCTTTTAGTACCATCATTATACAATTCAAACGCACCATCTTGTGTACCTTTTGCAAGAAACTCGTCACTTGCAAGATTTACTATAGCAAAGTTACTTACTTGTAAATCTAATGCACCAGTTCCATTATCTCTAATAATAGAGTTAGTTCCATTATGTTGTATTTGAAGGTCAGCATCTGCACCTAGTTTTATTATATCTCCATCACCCATATTAAGATGTGTTTGTAATGTTGTTTCACCTTGTACATTTAGAGTTCCATCTATATCTGTGTTATCTAAATTAGTTGTACCATCTACATCAACATCACCTGATATATCTAATTCAGTAGCAGTTAATTTAGCTGTTTGTAAGTCTTCAAAGCTAGAACCTAACTTTAATTCAAACTGAGGTCCTGTGGTATTATATGTAAATGTAGCATCATCACCTGAACCACCTTCTATTGTTATACCTGCACCATTGATAACTGCACTTGTACTGTTACCACTGTCTAATACTATGTTGTGGTCGTTTAGATTTACAGTGGTAGAGTTTACTGTAGTTGTTGTACCTGATACTGTTAAGTTACCTGTAACAGTTAAGTTATCTCCTACAGTTACTTCAGATGTGCCATGACCTAATGTTATAGCTGTACCTGATATACCTGTACCTATAGATACAGATTCACTACTATTCCCTGTGTCTACGATAAGGTAGGCATCTGAACCTTGTTTAATTGTAAAAGCAGTTGCAGAGTTGTCTGATACTGCTACATTAATATCTGTTGCATCTGCACTAATAGAATCAAGGGCAATATCACCTACATTAGTTATTGCATTGTCATTAAAAGATGTAGCACCTAATGATATTGTACCTGTTGCAGTTAAGTTACTAGAACCTACATCTATTGCACCAAAACCACTTGTTATTGAACCACTATTTAATGCACCTACTGTTGTTACATTTGATAATGTATCTAGTGCAGATTCAAAGTAAGTCTCAAAGTCAGTTAATGCAACTTGTTTCATTGTACCTGCATCGTTGACTACAACTCTGTCTGCATCTGCAAGTGTAGTTGATGATGCTGAAGTATCACCATCCATGATATTTAGTTCTGTGGCTGTTGCATCTACTGCAGCTAGTTTTGTAAAGTCTGCTTGTACTAACCCTGATACACCATCTAGTAAGTTAAGCTCTGTAGCTGTGGATGTTACATTTGTTCCACCAATATCTAATGTGGTTACAGATATCTCACCTGCTACTGTTACAAGACCACTTGCTACAGTTATAAGGTCTGTGTCATCTGTGTGTCCAATAGTTGTTCCATTTATAACAACATCATCTATGTCTAAAGAACCACCTGTAATTAAACCTGTAGTTGTTATTGTAGATGAGCCTGTGTCAATCGTACCAAAACCACTTGTTATACTACCAGAATTTAACGCACCTACTGTTGTAGCTGCAGTAGTTACAAGGTTAGGCATTGCAGTTATTTCGTCATCTAGGTAGGCTGCAAGAGTTTGCACTGTGGTTTGTGCCATAGTGCCACTCTGATTCATTACGATGCCATGTCCGTCAGATACAGCAGTTGTACCTATACTTGTATCACCATCTAGTATATTTATCTCTGTAGTGGTTACAGTAGCACCATCTAATATCTCTAGCTCTGCTTCAGATATACCTGCACTACCTATTGTTAGTGTGCCTGATATATCTACATTACCATTTATATCTATGGTTGTTGCAGCTATCTGTATTTCTGTATCAGCTACAAGGTCAAGTTGTCCATCGGTACTTGAATTGATGTATATAGCTGTATCTCTGAATTGTAGCTTCTCTGTAGAAGCGATAAGTATGTCATCACTAAACTCAAAATAATCCTCGTCTTCTTTCCATAGTAAAACACCATCTGCTGTTTCACCATCAAATGTAATTGTTATATCTGTTCCTGCAGTTCCTGCACCAAAGGTAAGTGTATTACCCAGTAGTTTAGTAATAGGACCACCCTCTGCAGTCGTACCATCATGCGTGTGTCCTGTGCTTGATGCGAAGGCAGCTAATAACTGATTGAACTCATCATTGGTATGAGCAGCAGTTATCACATCTCCGTCAGTATAAGATGATTGTCTAGTGTACGTAGCTCCCATTTATCTTCTTGCTCCTACTTGATATTCTAACTGAAACCCTTTTAGTGAGTATGGTGCAGTTTGCCCACCATCATTCACTCTTAATGCTACAGCAAATCCTGAACCCTCTACCGATTGTCTAAATAAGGGTCGTGATGCTCCACCATACGTACCCTTTAATGTAGATGTTACACCATATGTTGTTGTTCCATATATAGCCGCAATATCTTCTGAATCTAAAGGATATGCTGAAGGTCTAGTTGATTCTTTTGATTCATAATCATATCTAACAAACAAGTCTGCATCTATTGCAGATTCAGGTTCATAGTTTACAATAACACGTTGCATATGTTTTCGTATACCTGCATCACCAAATGTCATATCAGGACTTCTATACTTACCATTTATTTGTGTGCCATCAAAGGTATTACCTGATTCCTGTCTATAAACAAATCCATTTGCGTAATCACCATGAAGTATTATAACATTTCCTGCTGATACAAATGTATCTGTAGATGCAGGTTTTATACCTTTTGTTTTAGAAAATTCATATTTTTGACCTTTTAAAACACATATAATACCTTGAGTAGACCCTGCCGCTTGAGTTGCTTTAGTAAAAAATATTCTATACTGTGTTTTATCAGGTATAACTACACTATCAAATTCAGATGCACTAGATAAATTATCATCAAACACAGACTGTACATTAGAACTTATAGTTCCTAATTCAACGTCACCGATTCTTGCAGTACCTGCAACTGTTCTTAATCCATCAGGTCCTAAAAATATTAAGTCACCTGCAAATTCTTGAATTGTATCTCCGTTAATACATCCTATATCTCTTGTTACTGCAGTGACTGCAAAGTTAGCAGATGATGTTCCTGACATTTTAAATATTCTATTTTCACAGAATATAAATAAGTTATCTCGGAATACTTTGAGTCCTGTTATAGTATCATCTACATTTATAGTTCCAGCACCACTACCTGAAGAAAAGTTATCTTCATCAAAAGGCACACTAAATACTAACGTTTGTGGTGTTGTAGACTTACCTGCATAAAACATATGGTTTTGAAATGCTACAATAAATTTAGAACCTGCTACAGAACTCTCGCTTACATCTGTAGCTGCTAAAGAAGTATTAAATATAGTTGGTGCATTTGTTCCGTCTACAACAATTAATTTATCATTATTATCAAAGTTGTATCTTTCAAAAGCATACTTCCCTGCACTTGTTCTACCTGTATCTCTTTCTGTCCACGAAGAACTACCCGGAGTGGCACTAAATATCTTTTCACCTCTAGCTGCTAAAACAACATCTGCGAATGTAGCAACCATTAATACTTTTTCACTAGAGTCACTTGTTTGAGGAACAACAGCAGTCACATATTTACTAAAACCATTTATGCGTCTGTAACCACCTTCTATATCAGGTTCAAAGTTTTCCAACTCTAAGGCTTCACCCGGTTGCATCATAAATGTAGACCTGTTTAAAACTAGTCCACCTTCACAGTTAAATGCTATAGGCTGTACTTGTGAAGCATCAGGCATTTAGTTCACCCTTATACTTAAATCTGCACTGCTTGTATAACCCACTTTTGGTATAAATGTAGACCTAACATACTCAAATCTATTAACAAGTAATGTCTGCATATTTTTTATACCCTGTTCAAATCTTTGGAAATTAAGTTGATACTGTGCTGTTTCACCTCTATATTGATATACAAAAGCAGTAGCTCCATCTATTATAATCGCTGCAAATCTATCAGGTATTGTAGTTGTATCACTATGAGCAGACATATCTGTTGGGAAAGAAAAGAAGTCATACTTTACACTAAAACCTTTTGTTGGAAAAGGATATAGTAAAAAGTTATTATCAGGTGTTCTTGCTACATACTGTGGAACACCCCCTGATTCAAACTGTGCTACTTGTACCCCACTTGCTATTGAAGCTGCAGTTGTATTGTTTGCACCTCTAGTACACCCTGTAAATGTAGTGCTTGAACCTACTGCAGTATATGTTATCTGCTCATTACCTACGAATAAAGTTCCTGTAGCATCAAACCCTGTTGTACTTGCTACAGTAATTGTTGTTACACTATCTGTGTGTGTTGTGCTTGTAGTGGTGGTTTGTATTTCATCTTCTTGTGTTATATAACTATTAACATAATCATTATAATTTATAACATATAATCTACCCCCACTAGCACCTAAGTCTGAATCTTTTACTAATCT